AAAGCTCCATATATCACTTCACCTGTTACACATGCATGAATGTCTAATAGGTCCCCTTGGTGACAAGTAGCGTCAATATCTACATTAGCTGTTGCTACATCTCCTACAACCTTAATCATAAAAAAATTACCATCGCCAGTGCTTAATGTACCTGTAGTTAATGCTTTAAATCCTAATTGACCTAAGCCTATGTTACCCGATTCGTCTCCTTGATATTGTCTTATACCTCTATGTGAATGTGCCATAATTACCCCCTATACGCAATGGCTAATCCAGCAGTGCCACCGATTGTTACAAGATTCCATCTTCCATATACAGTGATTCCTTTAGGCACTACTTGTCCAGCCCAATTTGGAAAACCAGCTTCATCATTACTTGTAGTTGTGATTGTTGTGTCGTCATGTAGAGATGTGATTGAAGTATATTCAACCCCTACAGCCGCTGTACCAGTATTAGAACCAGTAGCGACAATTTTATAACCTGCCTGTCCAGATTTAGCATTATTAGCTTCTTGAACAGTAAAAGTTCTTAAACTTGCTTTTGTTGCCATATTTACCTCCTACCCTAAGGACTGACCGTCCGTGAATGGGTTTGTTTTGTTATCGTATTGCATGGCGTCCTGGCATAGCCAATCTTGGGCCAGCCACTTTAGCATTTTCATGCTTTTCCACCATTTTTCTAAATTCTTTCATAAAATATTCTTTTACTTCTATATTCATTGTATCTTCTGCAAGCCTAGCTCTAACATAATAAACTAAAGCTTGAGCTAAATATCTAGGTAAATCTATATCATCATTCTCATCATTTAAAACATTTATATTATAATACATATTAACTGTTTCTTCAAATGCAACATTAGAAGCTTTTGAATTAGGAGTAGTAGTATCAATAACACCTGTTCGTAAAGCTGATATTTTATGCAATCCGTTCCATTTACCTGCGTTCCTAAGCAATATATAATCGTTAACCGCTAAGCCTAAAGTAGTAAAATCTAATGTTGTTGTGCTATCAACTAAACTTAAAAATCCATCGTCGTTACCTATAACACTATTTAACACTGTAGATACATCATCAATGTCATTAATTCTATAATCAGGAATATGAACATACTCTATCTCTAAGCCATCTGCTATTGTAGTAAGCGGAGATTTGTAAACAGTAGAGCCTGAAGGTATGTTGTCGGTAATACCATCTCCACTAGTGCCTGAATACACATAGTTTAATCCGTCAGTAGTTGTAAAATCTTTTTCTACTAAAGAAAGTTTACTGCCTTTTATTTGATATCCATATTCTTTTTTATTGGCCATCAGCGTCCTTATTCGATACAGAGCCTATTCCCCTAGGAATACTTCTATATTCATCTTTTGTATTTAAATGATTTTTACACCTTACATCTAATATTTTAATATAATCTCCTGGTAACTCATAAAACCTTTGATCTTTTGTTATGTCAAATCTTTCAGTAGTTACATGCGTTTCAGATATGGTATTCATCTCAACCATGCCATCTTTAATATACGCAATTAATCTACCAGTAGGTAAATTTTCTGCATTAATTCTTTGAGCTAATTCTTTAACTTTCATTTCCACCCCTTTGCTGTGGAGCCATAATCATAAATGCTCCATCATACTCTGATTTCAATTCTTTATATTTAGCATTATACCAATTGTAATCTTGTGATAATAAACCTAATCTTGAACTTACTTCAGCCATAAAGCCTTGAGATTCTTTTAAAGGAAGGTCTACCATTACATTTAATTCTGTTAAAACTTTTTCTGCGACAGATGCTTCTGTTTGTATAGAAGTCAAACTAGCCTCTATCATTTCTGGATCTTCCATTTTTAAATAGCTCTCAGTATCTGAAAGACTATTTGGAAAGTCTCCGTTAAATAACTTAGATGCATTATCTAATGCTACTTTAACTTGTTTAAATCTTTTATGAGCTTCGTCATAATTATCAATACCATTGTATAAAGAACTAGATATTCTATCTAATGCTGTATTTGCATTAGCTATAGCAGTTGTAATATCAGAGTTTTCAGACAAACTGCCCATTTTGTTTTGTAATGATCTCATGCTAGCATATAATGCTACTAAATATTCATATTCGCTAGGCATAAAACTTACTGCACTAGATGCAAAAGTTATATCAGTATCGTATTGCACTTGAGTAACTTGTAATGCTACTCCATCTGCAATAGGTACAGAGTGTATAATATCATCTAATACATAATATCCTGGATTATGTTTTGACCTATATTGAAAACTATCTACATCTGTTGCTTCATATCTTAAACTAGGATCAATTGGATCACATTTACGCAATACACTGCCACCTTCTTCTTCTCTGACTACTGAGTATAATGCACCAGTTTGTGCTATAGTACTAGAGCTTGTAGTAGTATTGCAAAATCTAGGTGTTTCAATTGGCTTAACTAATAAAATACGATTAGCTACTTCTTTTACACCGTCTACTAAATATTGAGTTACCTCAGCAGTTGTTGGTGCAGTATCAATTGTTAAACTTGTTAAACCTTCTATCTGTGCTTGAAATGTTGCCATTTATCTCCTTATATGAAACCCACCCTCTCCGTGGGGAGAGAATATCCCTTGGGAAAGGGCAGGTCCATTTTTTTATTAACTAAGCTACCGTAAAGCCATTAGCATGACCTGATTGCCCTGATATATACCAGTAAGTACCGTCAGATACAAGTTCAATCCAGTCGCCAACAACATTATCTGTAGTCGCTGTTATAGTAGTACCAGCTAATGTTTCCCATGCAGTTGCTAAAAGAATACCACCTTTTATTAACGCTGTTCCTTCATTAGTTGCTATCGTACTGGCAGTAGTTACATCGGTTGCTATAAACTTAAACTTTAATCCAGCTTTTACTTTTGGTAAAGTTATAGTCCTAGCTGCAGCACCACCATCTAACAAGTATGTTTTTCCACTATCACCCATATCTAACGCATGAGATGAAGCAGCAGAATCATTCATATTGAATATATACGAATCAGGCTGATAACTAGCTTTCCCTGCTAACTTAGTTCCATTTCCATCTGCCATAATCTACCTCCTTAAGATAGTCTTATTACAGATACAGCTTCAGATCCTGAAGCAGCATTTGTAACTTGAACAGCCCATAGTGAAGAACCACTACTAATAGCATCACTGGCAGTATCTTTATTTTCAACCTCTGCATTGCCTACAATAGTAACTCCTGTACCACCAACCATAGTACATGATTCATCATCACCAGCTGTACCGCCGTTGATAAAGCAGAATTGAAAAGTATCGCCTGTAAGGCATCTACTATCACTAGCTTTTACTTTGATTTCAGCAACTATTAATGCAGCCGTAGGTGTAGTAATGTTTCTAGCAGCAGCTGGATCACAAGTGTGAGCAACTGCATTAACTAGGTCAGACGCAACAAGCACTAGATTATCTCCTAAAGTGCCGTGATCTTTAACAAGACCATTGTTTTGCAACCAGCCAATATTACCATCAGCTTTATTTTGTCCGTACATTGGATTAGCCATAATCTACCTCCTATGTCCACATAGCGTGACACTCAGGCATACTTAGCTCAAGTCCAGCTTCTGTGAGGATTAAATCAACTCTACGGTCAATACCGCTGTTTTCAAGTGTTTGCACACCTACATAAACAGATGTATCTCTGTTGATACCGTTGCCTATTAAAGGACGATACGCAGCATACTTCATGTTAACACCTAGCATTTTAACATTAGTACCATCTAAGTGAATATTACGTGCAACATTCATATCACCATAAGGCGTTGAGAACGTAGTAATATCTACACCCATTATTTTTTTCTTGCCAGTCATAGCAAAGTCAGCTCTAAAGTTAGCTGAAACCTCAAGATTATTCTTAAAGTAACCACCTAATTTATGCATCCAGTTATAAACAGCAGTGCCTACAAAAAATACATTTGCAGTGCTATTGTTATATCTTGGGTCCATATAATTAGATAGATCGTCTAAGAAATCATCTGCTGTTTTAGTTGCTGTATCAAGTGAAAATACGTTACCAAATGTACTAACATAATCAACTACACCTTGAGTAGTGTAATTGTCATCACTTTGAGCACCAAACAACAATGAGCTTTCAATATCAAACTTATGCTCAATTAACTTTTCTTTCCATACTCTAGCCCATTCATTAGAATCATATTTTAATGAAGTTGCTCTAGCAGTATTAGTCATTGCACAAGATGTTTTCCATATTTGTGTACGACCATAGTTAGTTGAATAAGGTTGATCTTTCCATGTTTCAGGATAACCAGATCCCTCATCATGAGCAGTACCGATAACATAAGAACGTTGATTTTCCAATTGCTCAGAAATGCTCTTACTATAAGACTCATTAGATTGTGTACCACCAGTTTCAAATCCAGTATCTAAAACAAAAGAAGCAAGTTCGTTATCGCTTGCTTTTTTAATCACTGTACCTGTAATTAGCTTACATTCTGCATTGTCATTATCAGCACCCATATTACCAGTTAAATCACTAGTTTCTACGTTTGTAACTTTAACAATATGATAGCCAGTAGTACCATATGTTGCCGTAGCTACTGCTCTTACAGGTACTTTGATAAGTTGACCTGGTAAGAAAAACTCTGGACGAGTTCCTGTAGCACCAACATCAATTTGGTTACCACTTTGACCATATATATTTTGCATATTACCTTGAGATTTGTAGTCAGTAGCCATATATAATTGCACTGTACCGCCTTCAGCTACTGCTGAACCGCTGCTAGAATCATCTAATTCTGAATTATGCACTTCTACACTTCCGCCTGAATTAAACGCAACTACATAAGCATATCTTTTATGCCATGAATCTCTTTTTTCTGTCCACTTAAATTGTGGATCATCTGTAGGTTTTTTACCTACTTTACTTACGAACCTAAAGAACGGATCTTGTGGGATTGCTAACTCAGAGACTCGGTCTCCAAAGTTATACTTTCTACGCAGATCTCCCGTATTTAAACTAGACGGATCACCTACGCCGCCACCACTATCAAAATCGGCTGTTCCTAGATTCGATAACTGAAATAAATCTGACATCAGTTACCTCCTTTTCGTTATTTAATTAAGTTCGAATAGGAGTTTTAAATTTGTTTGCCTACCCGAACAGGTTATCTATATCTCCATCAGATCCAAGTAATGCATCAAACACTTCGTCTCTATGACTAGGTTTTGCATCGCCTTGGCTGTTGGCTCCACTTGCACTCGCAGGTATGTTTCTTACATTTTTCATTTGGTTAAGAAGATCCTCTTTAGTAGAATTAGCTACATTTTTATTAGCTTGGTCTCTATTCACTAAATAATGAATGTCATCCAAAGTTAATACATGTTGTTTAGCCTGATTTACTAAGGTTTGAAATTCTTCATCTCCCATATTGTGTTTTTGCCTAAACTCTATTTCTTGCTTTTTTTGAGCAATCTTACGTTGAGTCATTTGCGCTTTTTGCTTCTCTCTTCCAAGAACATCATTAACACGTCCTTGAACCATAGAATCAATATGTGCATTAAACACTTTGGCAGAATCTGAATCTGGATTTTCTAATGCTTCACCTTGATCGTACACAAAGTCTTCGCCTAAGCCAAGCTTTTCCTGTACACTCTTAACTGGAGCACCACCACCTTCAAAGTAATCACGTACATGCGATACAAGTCCACTATCTTGTTTCATTGCATTAAGCACGGGTACAAAAGGTTTCAAACTTTGAAGAGTATTATGCATTTTCTGCGCCTCTCTGCTTGAATCTTTATACCTTTTTTCCCAATCCACATTGTTATTGGAGCCTTCCGATGTTTCTTGCTGGGTTGCCTGTTCAGGTCCATCGTTAGTCGGAGGGGTTGCCTCAGTGGTTTCAAATGGGTCTTGTATGCCGCCATTAACGGCATTTTCCATAGCATCAAAAAAATCACCACTAGAGCTATTATCTAGGTTACTAGCAGTTTGTTCGTTATCAGTCATGTTTCTCTCCTTTTTCTTAGTATCTAATATAATAATAAATTTATTCTTGTGTCAAGGATTCTTTTTCTGCATTAGCTAAACGATTAGCCATCTTGTCAATTGCACCTTTTGCTTGCATATCTTGAGCTTGCACATTACTTTTCATTTGGTTTGTCAATTGATCAACTTGACCTTGGCCTTCTACTAATTTAGAGTTCAAGTCTCCTTTAACTTCTTCTTTTTTCTTATTAATCTCAACTGATGCTTGCATTACTTTATTTTTAATACCTGCTTGTACCAATTGTCTTTCAAGTGTTTCAATGGTACCAGCTTGATCTTTAAGCTGTTGTTGAGCTCCTTGTATTTGACCTTGCAATTGAGAATAAACACTTTTTCTTTTAGCAATTTGTTCTTTATTCCTAATATCAGTTTCGGCTAACAATGCAATGTCATCAATAACACCAAGTTGCATTAATTGTTTTAATTCATCTAAATAAGCCCATCTGTTAATAGGTAATGTAGAACCTGCAATTATTCTAATATCAAATTTAGCAGCTGCATAGTCATGAAACTTTCCAATTACTTGACCAAAGTCATTATACATTGGCACATTAATTTCTACTTCTCTATCTTCTTGTAATGCACTAGGTTGTACAATTCTAAATACTTTATGAGCAGTATATACAGATTGAGAAAATTGCATTACAACTTCTCCTAATTGCATCAATGCTGTTTCTATAGAATTTTTCATCCATTGTTTAATTCTTCTAGTACCATATTCATCCATAGCAAGCATACCTCTATAGGTATCATGCTGTGCAGATACATCACCTTGCATAGCTCCATAAATACCTGCTAAATATTCCATATCTCTTTTGCCTTCTTGGACAATGCCAAAGAATGCATTAGATAATGGCATAGGTTGAACAGGTGTTGGAGGAGTAGCTCCTGGTCTTATAGGAAGTAATGCCCCTGGTGAACTAGAATACTGTTCCCAATGATCTGTATCAATAGAGCCCTCTTCATGCATCCATCTTAAAGAAGAACCTAATGAAGCATTATGCACCATAATTTGATGAGCTTTATTTAATTCCATTTGCTTACCTATTAATGGTGATACAGCAGATATAGGATAAGGAGTACCTGTCCATTTGTAATGAAATGGTACAATAGGATATTCTTTTATCTTATCAGGCAATACATTCTCAAATAATGTTTTATCGCCAACCACTGTAGTTACTCGTATTCTATTTCCATAAAACTTAACATTGTCTAGTAATGAATTTTTAAATACTTCATTTTTCATCATTACTTTAAATTCTTTTTCTGTAACAACTACATTTTCAATTTTAGACATTTGTGCTTGAAGCTCACTAATATATTGTTGTTCAGCAGCTTTTAATTGATTAGCCATCATTTCTTGAGCTTTTTTAATTTCTAACTCATATCGTTGAGGCAACATTTCACCTGACTCTACAGCTTTTTGCATTTCTTGATTTTGCTCTGCAAACTGAACTTGCATCTCAGCAGCCATCTCTTCCATTCTAACAGCTACTTGTTGTTTAATTTGTTCTAATTGCTTTTTGTCAGGAGGTATACGATAAAATACATTGATATATGGAATCTTTACTTTTTCATAAAACTCATAAAATTCTATTAATGTATCATGTTCGCCTGTTTCTGAATCAATAGATTCTGACTCTCCAATATCTTTATAATGAAAATCTTTTTGCAATGAATCTGTAGATTTTTCTGAATAGTATTCATAGCTACTTCTTTCCCCAACGGCATTTTTAATCTTCTTTGCATGTGAGGGATATTGTTTCATTAAATGTTGTTTTGGCAACAGCTTCCTAATTAATATAAAAGATGCATCTCTAAACATTATATCTCTTGCTTTAGGGTCTACATAAACATCAAAAGGATCAGGCTGTTCAATCTTTACTTCTCCCATACCATTGTCAGCATCTTGATCTACAGTTACCAATAGATACCCTATTGATTTAGTTATAGCATCATTAACCGCATTAGCATATTTGCATGCTCCATCTGATTGTGCCCATACATAGTCTGCTAAATCAGAATGCAATGCAGCTACATCAATATCAGATCCTTCAGCTCCCACAGCTTGCCATCTAGGTCCTTGTGCTGTTGCATAAAAATTTAACATTTCCACTACTGGTACAATACGATTAATTGTAAAAGTAGGCATGCCTTGCTCTTCTAAAGTCCGTCTTTCTTCAGCAGATATTTGATTGTCATTAGAAAAATCATAACCTTTCTGGTTAATATATTCCCATTGAGCTCTACTGTTAGTTCTTGATTTATTAAATATTTGTTTTATTCTCTCAGCTTTTTTATCAGTCTTGGCCATTATCCTCTTCCTCTTCGTTATTAGGGTTAGTAGGGTCGTCCTCTCTTTGAGATGGAATCCTAACTGTTAAATCTTTTAATGTAAATATATCAGGCATTATGTTGCCTCATAAAATTTTTTCATAAATATAAATACACATATAATAATAGCAATACTCATTACGTCTAATGTATGGTTTCCACTATCACTTTCTATTGTTCCAATAGGCGTTTTTATACTCATCTTTTTTGAATCAAGATGTTTGTCCATTAAATGTTTAGGTTTTTCTAATGCTTTGTTCATCAATCCTCTATAGTTAACCATTCTATTAAAGCGGTTCCTGAAGCTGTATCTCCAAATAAATCTCCATTAGCTCTAAACAATGCAAACTCTCCAGGCTTTAGCTGGATTGCATGATTAGATGTTACATGAGTTCCAATAGTTGCTGTTACTGTAGTAGATAGGTTTTTTAAAAAAACCCAACCTACAGTCCCTTCAGCTAATAATTCTGCGTGCTCCAATGCAGTACCGCTATCGCCTACAGATGTTATTCCATGATGAATTGAATCTCCACTCATATCTATACTTGCACTGTCTGACCTATCTGCTTTTATTCCTAATGCGCTTACTACAGAAAGTGCTACAGATGCTGTTATTTCTTTTGCCATAAATTACTCCTTCTATCCAAATATACTTGCAACATTATTTTTAATTAATTCCCAAGAAAAATCAGGATCTTTTTGTATATCTTTAACCCATTCCCATCTGGCTTGATCAACAATAGCAGTATATTTACCATTAATTTCTCCATTATAATACCCACTTGCCCGTAGAATCTGTTGCACCTCTTTTACTGAATTTTTATTATCAACATCAACTGCATTAGGCCCAGCAGACATTAATCCCCAATACTGTATTAAATCAGGCATTACATTTTCATCTGCTACATCTTTATTCATCTAAGCTCCTTACAATCTCGCTTAAATCCTTTGCGCGATTCGGTGTTTGACGATGCCATTTTGAGTCTAACATCTCTTCGGCTGCACGAGTCCAGTTATGATGTTCCATAAATTTTAAAGCTTTTTTAAATTTAGATACACCAGATACGCCCATTTGATAAGCCATTTCAATTAATACTTCTCTTATTTCCTCTGGAGCCATTTCAAGCCAAGGAAAATTTTTATCTATTCTTACACCAAGATGATCAAGTTTGTCCATTAATATTTGTTCTGCTATATCTTGTTCTAAAACTAAATCTTTAATTGCAAAGCCATAACCTATAGTATCAAACCCTTCAGTGCATTTATATACTTTAGATCTAAAACCTTCATGATGCTTAACTCTCTCTATTAAATTATTCATACTATTCTCCTGCTTGTTTTGTTTTTGACAAAGCGTAATCAGCCATTTCCATAAATTGATCTTTATTTTCATATAATTCATCCGATTGAATTAGATTGTAAAAGTCATTACCTGTATATCCAATCTCTTTTCCCGTCTCATACATTGCAAGAATATTATTATATAAGTCAGCAGCTGTTTCAGGCATGCTATTTTCTTGAAACAAAAACGATACCTCGTGACCAGTTGAAGCAGCAAATGCAGCTGGAATACCGTAATTTTCAGATATCAACTTAGTGCCATAATAATGTCTAATAGCATCAATTTCACTTTCGCTATACAAAGCTCCATCATTAACAACATTGCCATACTCATCATATGTTGCTGGCTCTTGAAAGGTATCATAACTATCCCAAAGTGTGTTTTGAAAATCTCTAGACTCCCTATCCAGCAAAGCTCCTTTATTCTCGCCTAATATTTTATTTAAAGCTTTTACTCCAATTCTCTCTAAACCGCTAACACTAGTCATTTCATTATATACATTTTTTAGATTCATGCTACTACCCAGTTCTTAACTTTTGGTTTCTTTTTATACCAATCACCTTCTTTATTTTTTTTATATGTT